GATTCAATCATCAATCTATCATTGCTACTTGCTGATGGTAAGAAAAGAGCCATAGGTCAGATAGATAAAGCAACAAGGACATTAAGGCTAATAAGGTCAAGGTCAAAGCATCTTATGAGAGTTAATAACTCTTATGGCATAAACTATTACCTGATTGAAAATGGTGTGACCTTTGACAAGGTTGAGATAGTAGATGAAAAAAGTAGATGGCTCATACCTAAAGACTATCTTATTGAACATTGCACCACTATGAACTTCAAGGCACAAGGCTTTGAGTTACAGAAATTCATATCACTTGATAAATTAAATACATTTGCAATATGATTAAAACAAAGAGTGTAAAGATTGGTGAAGTAAAACTCAATCCAAACAATCCTCGACTCATCAAAGATGATAAGTTTGCTAAGTTGGTTCAGTCTATTAAAGACTTACCTCAGATGCTATCAATAAGACCAATAGTAGTTAATTCTGATATGATAGTGCTGGGTGGTAATATGAGACTCAAGGCTTGTAAAGAGGCTGGATTAAAAGAGGTACCTATTATCATTGCAGATAATCTAACAGAAGAACAGCAGCGTGAATTCCTGATTAAAGATAATGTAAGCGGTGGTGATTGGGATTGGACAATAATTGAATCAGAATGGAATGCAGAGCAGTTAAGTGAATGGGGATTAGATGTATGGAAAGCAACAGATGATATTAATCTGGATGACTTCTTTAATGAAAGCGGTGAGACACAAAAAGAGGAATTATTTAAAATAGTTTTAGAATATACAGAAGAAGAATACGCTCAGGTCAATGAAGCATTAAAAAATTATTCTGGAACAAAAGAGAATATATTTTACAAACTATTAGGATTGTGAAAATATACTTAGCCGGTGGGGTGACTGGTAATTTAATATCTTTTTGGAAGTCAGCAATGAAATTATACTTAGCCGGTACATATAGCAGACCATTTGTAATTGAAGAAAGCATGAAATTGTATTTAGCCGGAATTCAAGGCAAGACAAAAGACTTTGTGATTAATAAACAAAAGCCTTACATTCTTGAATCATTCTATTACATTAGAGAGCAAAACGATTGGATACTTAAAATGAGACCATTCTTTAAAGAATTCTTATTGGATAGCGGTGCATTTAGTTTTTTAAATAATATTAAAAAAGGCTCTCCAGATTGGGAACAATATATTCATGAGTACGCTGAATTTATTAATAAACACAATATTGATTTATTCTTTGAATTGGATATTGACCCAATTATAGGGCTGAAAAATGTTGAGATATTAAGAGAGAAGTTAGAAAAGCTCACCAATAAAAAATGTATACCAGTATGGCATAAAAGCAGAGGCTTGGAATATTGGAAGAAGATGTGTAAAGAATATGATTATATAGCAATTGGAGGGCTTGTAACAAAAGAGATTGAGAAAAAAGATTACGGAATCTTTAATGCTCTTTTGAAGATAGCAAAAGAAAATAATTGCAAAGTGCATGGTCTTGGATTTACCAATATGGAGGGAATGAAAAATTATAAATTTTACTCTGTTGATAGCACTGCTTGGTTATATGGTAACAGAGGCGGATTCCTTTATATGTTTAATGGAAAAGGTATTGATAAGATTCAACCAAAAGGAATGAGATTAAAGGGCAAAGAGGCAGCAATTCATAATTTTAATGAGTGGACTAAATTCTCAGAATACGCAGAACATAATTTATAAATCAATGAAAGCAATATTATTATTGAGCGGTGGTCAAGATAGTGCTACATGCTTATACTGGGCAAAAAGTCGATTTGATGAAATTCATGCAATTGGATTTGATTATGGACAGATGCACGTAAAAGAATTAGAACAAGCAAAGAAGATTGCTCATGATGCAAATATTAGTTATAAGATATTTGACATCAAAGGTTTATTAGCATCAAGTAGTTTAACAGATAAAACTAATCATAACGAAAGAAGCAAAATAAATAATGATTTACCATCGTCATTCACATCTGGACGTAATTTATTATTTCTTACTATTGCGGCTTCCTATGGAGCTTCATTAGGTATAAATGATATCATCACTGGTGTATGTCAAACTGATTACTCAGGCTATCCAGATTGCAGACGAAATACTATTGACTCTCAGCAATTAACATTGACATTAGGTATAGGCATTGGTGATATCAGAATACATACTCCATTAATGTATTTGAATAAAGCAGAGACTTGGAAAATGGCAAAAGATTTGAATTGCTTAGATGTAATCATCAATGATACATTAACAGATTACAATGGAAATGAGACAATGAATGAGTGGGGCATGGGCATAAATAATAACCCAGCTACTGAGTTGAGGGTAAACGGCTTCTATGAAGCAAAAAAAAATAATTGGTTATGATAAGTATTGAGAAAAAATATCACTTCTATGCGGCACATCGCAACCCAGCTGGAGGGGAAAAATGCGGACGAATTCATGGTCATACTTACGATGTTGTTTGTCATTTTAAATTTGATAAAATAAATGATGGAGGCATCACCACTTTATTTTCAGACATTGATAAATTGGTCGAGCCAATTATTAAAGAGCATTGTCATTGGTTCTTGCTATGGGAAGAAGACCCACTATGTGATGTTCTGAATATGGCTAACGAGCCTTATTTAAAATTGCCATTCATCACCTCAGCAGAAAATTTAGCAATCTGGCTTTACACGAGAATTAAAAATGAAACACAATTACCCATTTCAAAAATTGAATTAGGAGAAACAAAATCAAGCAGAGTTATTTATGAATCTTAAAGTCTCAGAAATATTTTACTCACTGCAAGGTGAAGGAGCAAGAATTGGAACGCCCACTATCTTTATAAGACTTCAAGGGTGTAAGACAAAATTTGCTTGTGCAGCATCAGGTATCAAATGTGATACTGAGTTTGAATCAGGAAAAGAAATGTCTTTGGAAGAAATAGTCAAATGGATAGAGAACAATGCAATTCAATGCAAAGAGATTACATGGACTGGTGGTGAGCCATTAGACCAACTTACAGAAGAAATGGTTATGTATTTCAAATCATTAGACTACTATCAAGCAATTGAAACGAGCGGTCTTCAACCATCTGTTAATGGTATTGATTTTGTTTGCGTATCTCCAAAGGTGGCAGAGCATATAGTAGCAAAGAATTTTCCAGAAGGAGTAAATGAATTGAGATATGTAAGGCATAAAGGTCAATCAATACCTGAACCAAGCATTAAAGCAGAACATTATTGGATTAGCCCTCACTCAGATGGATTTAATATAAATAGCGAAAATCTGAAACATTGTATCAATCTTTGTATTGAGAATGGTAAATGGAAACTATCATTACAAAATCATAAAATATGGAACGTTTTATAAGTTGGCAAGAAATTAATGAAAGAGTAAATAAATTAGATAAGAGCCTGAAGTACTATGGTATTCCAAGAGGTGGCATGTATATCAGTGCAATGCTAAATCCGGTTGACTCTCCAGAAGAAGCAGATATACTTATTGATGACTTGATAGATAGTGGCAAGACAAGGGAAGATTATAAGCATTTTAATAAACCATTTATAGGCTTATTTGATAAGCAGACTGAAAATGAATTTCATGGTAAATGGTTGATATTCCCTTGGGAAGTAAAAGAGGAGCCAGTAGAGAATAATTTTGTAAGGATACTTCAATACTTAGGTGAAGACCCAAACAGAGAAGGATTAAAAGAAACACCAAAAAGATATATTAAATTCCTCAAAGAATTTCTGCAGACAAAAGAATTCAATTTTACTTCATTTGATGGAGAAGGTAGTGATGAAATGATAGTTCAGACTAATATACCTTTTTATTCATTATGTGAGCATCATGCAGCTCCATTCTTTGGAGTAGCCAATGTGGCGTATATACCTAATGATAAGATTGTTGGATTGAGTAAATTAGCAAGATGTGTTGACTTATATGCTAACAGATTCCAGAATCAAGAAAGAATCACAAGACAGATAGCAGAGCGAATTAACATGGAGCTTAATCCAAAAGGGGTAGCAGTGACATTAAAAGCTCAGCATCTCTGTATGTGTATGAGAGGGGTAAAGAAGCATGACACATGGACAATGACATCAAAGATGATTGGTGTATTTAAAGAAGATAGCAAGGCTCGTAATGAGTTTCTTAATCTAATTAAATAACAGACGAAATACAGACGACATGGCTTTTCCTCATGATGGTAACAAGATGAAAAAAGGTGAGACATTAAACCCTAATGGAAGACCTCGGAAGCTACCTGAGTTAGATAAACTATTAGCAGATGTAATGGGAGAGGAGAAAGATGGATTAACGGCAGCAGAGGCAATATTAAAAGCATTAAGGGCTAAGGCTACAAAAGGTGATATAAGAGCAGCAGAGGTCTTGCTTGATAGGGCATACGGCAAAGCAAAGCAGACCATTGATAATAACCTTAATGTATCTCAGCCATTAGTGATAACGTTAACGGAAAGTAAAGATGACGAATGAACATAACGCTAACCAGCAGACAAAGCAAAGCATACAAGTTAGCACTCAATGGCGAAAAGAAAGTAATTGTTTTTGGTGGGGCAATTCGTGGAGGTAAGACGTGGTGGCTTCTCATTACCTTATCAGCATTAGCATTAAAGTATCCACGTTCAAGATGGGTAATTATTCGAAAGACATTACCTGACCTTAAACGTACAACATTTCCGTCATTCAGTTCAATACTTAACGATGGTCTTAATGCCTATGTCAAAGAGTGGCACTTAGGAACTAATGTAGTTAAGTTTGTCAACGGCTCAGAACTAATCTTTATGGCTGAATCCTATGATGATGATAAGGACTTGAATAGATTCAGAGGGTTAGAAGTAAATGGTGCTGGTCTTGATGAAGTAAATGAGTTACAAGAAGCAACCTTCTACAAGGTGCAAGAACGTATAGGTAGTTGGAATAAGGCTATAGGTCAAGCACCAATTGTACTACTTGCTACTTGCAACCCAGCTAACAACTGGGTGAAGTCAGTTATCTACGAAAGGTGGAGAACAAACACACTACCTGATAAGTGGTCTTACATCAACTCACGCATAACAGATAACCCATACATAAGTCAAGACTATCTTGAATCACTTAAAGAGTTACCACCAATTCAGTATGCACGATTTGTTGAAGGTGACTGGGATGTTATGGATGATGTATCTAACCCTTTCTTATACGCTTGGGATGATGATAGGCATATTGACGATTCACTAACTATCAATCCTAACCTACCAGTATTTGTATCTGTGGATTTTAATATTAATCCACTCTCAGCATTAATCATCCA